TTATACTTGTTATAACTTGTTTTCTGTTCTTTTGTAATGTTTCACTTAAAGTCAATCCAGCAATAGGATTTTCCACACTTGCTTGAATAGCATCTTTATGAAGCAGACTGAATGATAACTTTGCATCTGCCATTCCTTCTATTGTATAACCTGCTTGGTAATAAGAATTTTCAAATACATTTGCGCTTAATTTTTTTATTTTGTTACCTGAATTAATTGATGTATTGTTTACCGTACTGTTAATATCCTTTAACATTCCATCAAGCCTATTATATTTAGCCATTTCTGAATAAGTCAATACTCCATCCTTTTCATACTTGGTATATAAATCAGATAACTGCTTCTTTATATCTTTTTGAGCAGTCTTATAAGCACGAAGTATCTCCTTTTCAGTTTCCTCTGTCATTTTTTCGCTTACTCTGGTTATTTGTATGAATGAATCTTTTGCCATTATTCAGTCGCTTCCTCCGCTGGTATTTCTTCTGTTGCTTGATTTTCATTTTCTATTTTAGGAGTTTCATTATCGACAAATTCATCAGGTATCAAATCTAAATTAACCATTCCTTCTGATTCTGCTTCTATTTGCTCCAATTCTTTTGCTGGGTCATCAATAAACGGTAATCTTGCTAATAAGGTCTGTTGTGAAAGTATACCGTTCAGTTTGACAACCATGTCAACCATATCAGGCACATTCATCGGTATGTTGCGTGTAAAGTTAATGTTGATTTTTCTCCAATCCTCTTCTTTGCCTGTTTTTAATTTAAGAAAATTACATAACAATTCTATTCTTCTCTGCAACCCTCTTTTGAACTTTCTCTCTTTATAAACTGCCAACTGTTCTAAACCCCATAGCTTAAATTCAAGTGCTACACCGGATAAATTCCCCGCAAAGTTTTCATCTGTTAGGTTTGGTGTCATGCTGAATCTGTGTATATCCGTCTGTAACCTTGTCTTATAATTTTCAGTTGCAGTATCCTGCATGGTTTTTGTAAGCCAAGAAGCATCCCCATCCCCGTCTACCAAAAGAACTCTCTTGCTTTTAGCACTTGCAATTTCATCCTCTGATGTTCCTGATAAATTCTTTAGCAGTAAATAAGCATCTGCAAAATACTCAAAATCATTGGCTGTATCTGATTGGGCTTTGTCATAAGCATCAATTTCTGATAATACTGTTTCAAAATCCCCCATACCTTCTTCATTATTTAAAAATTCTATTACTGGAATATCCCCCCATGGGTTAGCCATTCTTGATACTTCCGCTAAATCTTTAAAATCTTCACCTGATTCATAATAAATTATATCTGTTTTTGTATATAGTTCAGCAAATGATGCTATATCATTCTGTTCATATCTTATAGCCATCAATGGGTTAGGTGTTATTGCTTTATCATAAATTAAAATAAGATTGTCCGGTTCAACATAATTGAATCTTGGGTTTGCTTCTTCATCTACATATAACAACTCATATGCTACGCCCTTTATTGATGCTACCTTAGCCAACTGTGCATTTTCATCTTGTTCATCATTGTAGTCAAAAATATCTTGTAATATTTCTTTTAATTCTGCCCCTTCCCCTGTTGCTGTATATGTTACTGGCCTTCCAATAAAATAACCTACATTAACATCTGTTATATACTTGGCAAAATTATTGACTATCTTGTTATTTGGTTTTGCCGCATCTGCTGATGCTCTGCTTAATATTGCAGAATTTCCTTTGTAATAATCTTTTAATGTGATGTAAGTGTTATTTACTGTTGTTGCTTCATCAATCTTCGCTATGATTTCTGCTACTGTATATTCCTGAATATCTCTTACTTCTTTAAATCTGTATAACATATTGTTTTCCCCCTTATAATCCTAAAGCCTGTTTGCTTAGTGTTCTTATTGCGTTTGCAGTAACCCCCATTAATTCAGTCATTGCCCAAACCATAGCATCTAATCTGTTTGGTGATTTAGCACCTGGCACATATTCACACAACTCATCTTCTAACTGTTCGTGGTATCCTAAATGATGTATTCTTCCTTGTTCATACAATGATGATATTGGTTCTGCTCTTACTATCTTTCCTCGGGACGCCCAAACCTTTTTATATGATGCTGTAACATCATATGATTTAATGATTGTTTCAATCATATCCCCACCATTGTTTGCTTCTCCTACTATCCTGTCTGCCTTCCATTTGTAATAGGCTGTCAATGCTATTTTTGCCCACTTTGCAGGTGATGCTTTTATAGTATAATCCTCTAATACATAACCTTCATTATTTACACCTAAACCGCCTACAATAATACCTGCTTCATCTGAATCTGCATTGCTTGTTGTAGAAGGGTCAATCGCAACAACAATTCTTTTTAACTCAGGTAATTTACTTACCCTGCTATTATCAATAATGTTTCTTGTCCATAATGCTCCAGGTGTATCTCCTAATATTTCTGCGTATAATTCTTGCCTTCCAAGTCTTGTGCTTTCATATGTTGCTACTATATTTTCAAAGAACTTTAGTGGTAAATTTGCTTTATTTTCGTATGTTGTTCCTTTTGTTATTATTGTTGTTTTGTTGTTCATAATGCTTTTTAATGTCTTTGTAGGTCTTGGTGTTGTAGTTATTATTACCTGAGGGTTATCTCCCAATCTCAATCCAAACATCATATTATCCCATATATCTTGAGCATACCTGAATTTTGCTAATTCATCTATCCATGCTTTTTCATGTTGTGGACCACGCAAAACTTCAGGATTTTCTGCTGAATAAACATGAGCAACTGCTCCATTATTCCAACATACTTTGCTTTGTGTTGATTTATAAACAGGTTTGTTCCAAGGAGGGCTGACTGCTAAAATTCCGGATTCCCCTTCAATCATTACATCTCTTACTTCTGCTGGTGTCTGACCAACTAATGCCATCCTCATAACTCCTTCACTCTGCCATTGTCTTATTGTTTCCGCACCTGTTCTTGTTTTACCCCAGCCTCTTCCTGCAATTATCAACCAAGTTAACCAATCCCCTTCCGGTAATTTCTGATTATCTCGTGCCCAAATCTGCCAATCATACATTAATTGTTCTATCGCAGAATCTGGCAAATCTATAAGTGCCTCATTTATCTGTTCCTTCGTTAACCCTTTTAACAAGTCTATTGATAAACATTTCTCTTGCGTCTTTAAGTTCAACTGGTCCTCCATCTTTGCCTGTTATTTCTGACCTATTAACCCACATACCTAAATATTGTCCTAATTTATCTAATGCTGAATCTTTAGGATATAACTTAAATTTCAACTGTCCTTTTGCATCTAAAAATATTTCTGAAACATTCCTTGTATCTATATCTTTACTGTCTTTTATAATTACGGAATGTCTTGGATATTGTGTCACTTCACCTGTGTCATCATCTACCACATCCACCATTTCTGTGCTGAATGATAGATAATTCTTTATATCATCAAATGCTATGTGACTGTATTCCTCTAATACTTTTTCCACTGTTACCAGATTTTTCTTTGCAAGTTCATCTCTCAATTCCATTAATCGTTTTTGAATTATCTCTTGTGATTTAAGTTTGGAAGCATAAAATGCGGCATACCTTTCATTCGCATCTGGCTTATTATATGCATCTTTATATGCCTCTGCTCCTGTCATTCCTTTAAATAGATTCTGGCAAAATTTTTCTCTTTCTAAATTCATATACTGTTTTCCTTGCCCGTATAACTTGCCTCCCCCTTCTATTTTACAATTGTTATTATCCCTGAACATTTTGATTTCCTTCCTTTTTATACTCTATATTATATGTATTATTATAACATTTATTTCTGTATTGTAAAATAGTTTTATTTAAATTAAAAAAAGAAGCCATCATTTGCAATCGCTTCTTTGTTTCCTATACATTGGTTTTATCCTTGATTAGATTATTAAACCAAAACCTGGTATTTTTACTGTTGAACAGTCTAAGTTTTCAACATACTGCATTTCTTTTACTATTTTAGCATACTCTAAAGATGAAAAGCATTATCTGATTGTTACGGTCATAAACCTTGCATTTCATTTCATAGCCTCCAACCATTTCTGCGTTTCAATAAAATTTAAGTCAAAAGGCTCTGTCGGATTGCCATTTCTTGTGTTCCATAACTCCGCTATCTCTTTTAAACTTCCCTGCCTTGTCCTAATTCCACAGTTGAAGCATTTGGCATAACAGTAGCCCCAAAAGACATCTTTATGCTTATTTACTAGTCTTACATTATCGCTCTTACAGAAAGGGCAGGGTAAAAGTTTGTATTCTTTCATTCCTTTACCTCCTCTAATGGCTCAAACATTCCTATCACGCCATTTATATTGATTGCAGTATTTTTAAGTATAGATTTTAGAGTGTCATCATATTGGAATCTTACTTGATTTTGTTCTATACTATCAAAAATATTGCCACCCCTTTGTTTTGATGACACAAACCAGTCTGCGAACATTTCAATAATATCCAATAAATCCATTCCCTTTATCCCCCCTACATAACATTCAGGGTGGTGCGTGTTATGTTCGTAATGGTGTTTTAGTGCATCTCCTAATTCCAGTAATGCTTGTTTATATTCGGGTGAATTATAAGCGTACTGCTTGAATTTAGGTGTAACTTCTGCAAATTTTGACAGTTCAGGTTCTTCAAGTTTGCTGTCATCATGATTCGCTGCTTTTTCGTTTAGGATATTCACCATTATACGCATTACATCTTTTACATCTTGCTTATGCCGTTTTGTTTCTTTAATGAAGGCTATTGTGTTTTGGTTCATTCCTTTACCTCCCTCATATCTGCTCCACATTCAGGGCAGAAATTTAATTTTCTTGTCCTGTCTGCTGGAACTGATGTTATCTGCTTACATGCAGTACATCTGATTTCGTTTGTATCGCACCCAATTGATACTGTCTGCCACTCGCCTTTAATGTTTTCTCTTACATCTGCTTTTGGTTCTTCGTTAATTATTTTGATAATTTTATTAAATGTTAAATCCTGCTTAGTTGCAAATGGGTGGTAATTTGCAAATGTATCTTTTAGTTTATCTGCATCTATATATCTGTTCATTCATTTACCTCCTTAAA